CGTGATCAGGTTATTCATGAGCGCGCCGCTCAAGGTGAGGTCGACCTCGGCGGTCTGGTTCTTTCCGCCTGGCGTATAGCGTCGACTCTTCCGCTTATACTCTCGATATCCACCCTTGTAATAGACCCCCTTTGGAGTCTCCTCGCCGCCTTTTGGCGGAAGGTTCGCTTGATACGAGATATAGATCGGTCGCTCTGAATACTCCTTAAAAGGTCGGTCGCTCGTGTCCTTACCAGCATAAACGCGAGAGCGGACTAGAGCGATCGTGTCGAGCGCTGTGATCTGACTATCTCTCACCGTCCAGAGCTCTGGGATTGTGATCGAGACTTTAACCTTGGAGGCCATTAGTGCTGCATCCCTCGCCAGCGAGGATATTCTATCGCGATATCCTTCTCTCGCTGTGTAGGCTGAACCGATGGAAGTGAGAAGGTTCCGCGCGCGTCGGAGACCTTGCCACCCGCTCTGCGAAGGTTGATCTCGTCGGAGTCGATAACTCCGTCGTCATCGGTGTCGAGGGTCAGCTGACGCATCGCCCTGGTGAAGAGCTCCATCCCTCGGTTGTTCATTCGCTCCGCGATGTCTAGTTGAGCGGTCATCTCATAGACGCGCGACGCGGAGAGGTAGCGGTGCGCCTCGAGGAAGATATGCGGGTTAAAGATATCGTCCTCGGTCTGGCTCTCGAGGAGCTCGTCTCGAATGTAGAGGGTGAGCTCGTCGAGCGCCGCCGCGATCTGTTCAGAGAGATCTTGCTGACGACGCGGAACCATGTCGCCTAGTTGGGGCATCTTCGCGACCAGGTCGGAGTGGGTGAGGCCGGTGTCGAATGGTCGGCGAACGACCTCGATCACGTTGCGCGCGAGGAGCGGTCGGTCATTGGGACTCTCGTCGCTGGTATACGCGACGGTCCAGTCGATCAGGCCGCGCGTCGCTGTATCCGCTGCGGGTATCGTGTACTCATAGCCCGCCCAGACGAGAGATGCGTTCTCGGTGAGAGCGAGACCTCGCGGGAGAAGGTCGGCGAGGATCGCGGTTGTCCCGTCGATCCGATCAACCGTGACGAGAAAGAGCCCGTCCTCATCGGTGACGAGGAAGGCGCGACCCGACCTGGCGCCGATTCGCGCTGACGCTTCAGCGCTGGCGGAGAGGGTGAGAGTCCGCCGATCTCCTCCCAGAGCGGTCACAGTGACCGACGAGTGAACCGCTGTCATATTCGAGGCGGAGCGCGTCGTTCCGTTGGGAAGCGTATAGGCGAGAGTTGGCGTCGCGGCGAGTGGATAAGGCGACTCCCACTGAAAGATAAAATCTTTGTTTTGAGCTGCTTTGATCATCGATCGGCCCTCGCCTTCTGGTTCGCTTGTCTAACTTCCGCGTCGGTTCCGCGTTCTAGGTTAGCCGATTCGATCAGCTCTTCGGAGACCGGCGACCATGAGTGTCGGCAGTTGTAACCGCCCCCTCGCGTCAACACTGGCTCAAGCTGATAGTTTCGCATCTCTCCGACCTGTGTCTGCGTGTAGACCTTGCCGACGATCACCCGACAAAATGAGCGCGTGATTCCGTCAAGCGGGCCGGTGTAGAGATAGTGATTCAGTCCAGCTTCTTCGGCGGCGATTGCGGTGAGCTCGCGTCCGTAACTGGTGATCCTTGTTCTCGCCTCTGTGATCTGGCGACCCTCTGCGGATCGGAGAGCAGCATCGAGCCCGCTGATAATATCAGAGGGTTCCATAGTAAAAGCGGCGCTTGAGAGCGCGTCTCTGACCGAGCGCTGAACATCGGGCAGAATGACATCATCGTATATCCCCGAGATTGTCTGGTCAGCTAGGGCTTGCCCTACGCCTCCGATTTCGGAGACCGAGAAGCCATCTTCAGACGCTAGGAGGAGCTCCTCGACATTCGCGAGGGTCTCTCTCTCCGCGTCAGTGATCTGCATGATGGACGAGGCGAGGCCGTTATCTAGGATCCAAGCGTTCATCTCACCACGGCGCATCCGGCGGAGCTCGTCGAGCCCACCGCGCGCGGCAGCTGCCTTCACTGCGTTCACGATTTCACTCTTGCTTCTGCGGAGCGCTCGACGGAGATCCCGATCGAGCTTCGCCTCAAGCTGCAATTGAGCCTTAGACGCGCGGAGCACCTGAAGCAGTCGAGCGTCCGTGGCCCGCTTAATCTGGCGGGTCAGGTCGTCGATCGCTTTCGCGTCCGCGTCCTCTGCGAGGTGAATGTGAGAAGAGCAGTGAAGGCAGCGCATAACTAGCTCTTAGGTGAGGCAGTTATAAAGGAGGCGACCGCGATCGCCGTCGACCTTCTTGAAGAGCTGGACATGCTCGCCCCAAACATGGCGACGGACGAGGTCGAGGGAGTCGTACTGCCCAGCCTGGAGTCCCTTGTACATCATGTTGAGCGCCGCGACGGGCATCGCCTTAACGCCGCCACTCTTCTGCGCGACAGCGTCGGAGCCGCGCATGATGTAGAGACCGATCGTCTCGCCGTTCCAGATATTCGCCTCGCTTGAGGTCGCGCCTGGAATCGCGGTCTCGCGTCGAGCGCTACCAACGAAGACGTTCGGAATGTTGAGGACCGAGCGAAGAACCTCGATTACTGCGTCATTGGCGAGGATGCGATTTCCGCTTGCAATCCCGTTGGAGGCATCGCCAACGAATGAACGGATCTCTGGGTTCCGAGCGAGAGCGCGGAAGACATCATAGCCAAGGATCATCGTATCAGCGACAATCCCATGATTCGCAGCGCGGAGCGTGTCGAGTTGCTGATGAATAAACGAGAGCGGCTCGGCGCCGGCCGCATCAAACGCGGTTGACGTTCCAGCGACGTCGACGTTGTTTGTGAACTCTGTCTGCGAGAAGAGGAGATCAGCACAGCGCTTCTCTTGAGCGAGGAGAAGAGCGCGGCGGACCTTGCGCGCGCTCCGCTCTTCCTCGGAGCCTGGATACTGTGAATCCTCGATGTCCTCCATCGCGATGGAGTCCTCGAACGAGTGAATCTCCGCCTTGAAGGTCAGGCTTGAGCGATTGAAGCTAGAGAGACTCTGTCGGCTTGCGCCTGGCGCGCGGCGAGAGTCAGCCTCTGGAGCACCCATGAAAGAGCGGGTCTCCTCGACGAGAAGGGTTCCGCTGCGCTCTGGGACGTCGACCTGCTCCATCACGCGACCAGCGATGAGCTGGCTATCGCTTGGGATCGCCTCGGCGACGATGTTGGTCAAGATCTGATCGACTGGATGGAGATTGCTATAGCTAGGGCGTGCCATTTAAAGGGCCTCCTTAAGCGAACTGGCTGGCGCCGGTAAAGATCACCTCGATCTCATCACCGTCGGCGTATGCAGTAACGTTTTGGTTGTAGATAACGCGCGCGACGCTATACCGACCCGCGCCGGTAGCATAAGGGATAAGACGACCGCTGGTCGCCTCGACCATGAGGAGAGAGTCGGTCCCTGCTTCGATCGCATCGCCTGCGAGAGCCTTGGTTCGACCGAAGACCACGACCTCAACAGCGTCGCCATCGGAGGCGCTGCGCTGCGCGATCCCGTCCGCCTGCTCCCCGGTGGTTCCGTCAGCGAGTACAGCTTTGCCGTCGCTATTGATGACGACAGCCTGAAGAGCGGTGATCGCTTCAGCGGCGATCAGAGTGATAACATCAGAGTTTGAAAGACGGCTCATGCTTAGCCCTCCATAGCAGCGAGGAAGAACTCGCGGTCAGTAGTACGAATCAGGTTGAGTGCTTCGCTGAAGCCGATGCTCTTCTCGGACGCGAGAAGCTTCGCGCGCTCCGCGAGGGTTTCACGGTTGATCTGCTCACCGCTGGCGCCATGACCGACCTCGCGGAGAGAGACGACCGAACCGGCCTTGCGCTCGTTGAACATCGCCCAGAAAGCGTCATCGCCGCTCTGCGCTTGGTTCCAAGCCTTCTCGGCGAGTGCGACCTCGGCGGGAGAGATCCGACCGGAACGGACGAGCTCGTCGACTGCGCCCTTGCGCTTGACGCTCTGGTTCTCCTCACGGAGAGC